GCCGCGACGGTCGGCGTGTTGTCAGGCGTCACCATCTGCGCTGTTTGCATCAGCGCGGCCAGGGCCGGATCGATTGAGGATTGTTGTGCGTACATATCTATTCCTCAGGAAAGGCCGAGTTCTTTCATCAACTTGCCAATGTTCTCAAACCCGGAACCAAGCTGCCCCATCGTGGATTGATTGGCAGTGGTGGAAGCAGTCGCAACCGGCAGACCTTGCAGCATTTCCTTCTGGAACCGCAGCTTTGTAAACGGATCAAGCAACTCAGTCTCGTACTGCTTTTGAAGAGCGGTGATGCCTTCTTGCTCAATGCCGCGCTGTTTCTGCCCCGCGTCTTCCATCATGTCCGCAAGAGTTCTGGCCTGTTGCTGTTCGGTGTTGAACTGCCCCATCGCCTTGTCATAGGCGTTGGCGTACCCAGTACCGATTGCCTTGTTCTGCTCTTGCAGCAAGTTCCTCTGCGTCTCAGCGTCCATGATGGCCTGACGAGAGCCACCATACGCACCCGCCTGGGCTAGTTTCCCAGCCGTGCCCATCTGCGTGATCTGAGACTGACGGCGAAGTTCTTCCAGTTGCGGCGTCAGCACAGCGCTCAGGTACGGGTTCATGTACTGAGAAGCGATGCCGGTTGGGCCAGCAGGAGGCGTGCCCGGTGCCCCTGCGGTCGGTAGCGTGTACGCACCCTGTGCCGTGAACGACTGCCCTAGTTGGCCGGGGAAGTTCAAACTTTGAAGCCCGGAGAACACCTTGCTCTGTAGCGGAGCCGTGCCCGCAACCATCGGTCCTTGGTAGGCTTGGTACGGAGTGTTGGTTAGCGCAGCAGTCTTGCTGAGCATATCCCCCACGTAGGGGCCTGCCCACTCAGAGATGTTCTGCTCGTTGGAGGCTCCAAGCGGTGCAGTGGGTGTGCTTGCCGCGCCGCCAGTCTGGAACGCAACTGCGCCACCATCAGCGTAACCAGCAATCCCGCCCGGTGTGAATTTCTCCGGGTTGATCTGACGGCCTTGCTTCTTGTTGCCAGTCCTGGCATGACGTACACGGTCCATCATCTTGTACAAGACCTTGGCTCCAGCGTCAGAGTTGCCATTACCAAGATGAGACACGACATCCGCAGGGATCACAAACTCACCGTGACTGAGCTTGGCAGGTTGCACGCCGTCGATGTTACTTGGGATTCGGTCCTGCATGCCATCGGTTTCGCCACGCAGATAACGAGGCCGGTTAGCCCTGCCGCCTTTTGCCATTTCAGCAATACCACCCTGGGCCATGCCGCCTCCGTCAGTCGCAATGTTTACGGATGAATCTGGTGGAGGAATTTGCGGAACAAGACTGCCTGGGAGAGGCGCATCAGGATTAATTGGTGGCGTTGTTACCGGGGGCAACGTACCGCCCGTGGTAACAGGTGCGCCATACGTGGAGTTAAAGAACTGCCGTCCCATCACTGGAGCAGCACTCTGTGCGTACGGTGTGTACGCGGGCTGTGCAATAGGCGTGCGAGTAAATTGACGGTTCAGGTCAATTGATCCCTTCCAGCCTTTGGTCTTGGGCTGGTTCAGGCTTGGTATCAACAAACCAAGGATGCCAGCGGCAGCGGCGTATTCAGTTGCCCCAGCCTGACCGGACTTAATCTTGTTAAACAAAGACTTGTACGGACCGAGGAAGTCTTTGAGACCAGCAATGGTTCCGGGCGTGCCAACTACTTCGCCAGAAGGATCAGTTACGACATCTGCGCCAGCACCACTGCCAAATCCTTTTTGTTCATTCAGTGGGTCAGGGTAGTATCCACTGGGCTCATCAGGTACGTAATTGTCAGCCGGGTCGTCAACGGGGTAATCGGCAAATTCGTAGGGCATGATCAAGCCTTTCTAGATTTCAGTTTTTCACGAGCGCCTTTGCGCTTTTCTTCGCGCTCTTCTTTGCGCACCATCGTCATTGCTTCCAGATCCGCTTCCTCTGTCCGCATCAGTTCTTGCATAAACGCGGCAAGCTCCGGAGTCATCTGGGGCGATTGTGCCTGAGGCTTCGGCGCAGGGCTAGGTGCAGGCGGTTTAACTGCCGGTGGTTTTGCCTTCGGAGCAGGAGTAGGAGCGGGCGGTGCTGGCGTCGGAGCGGGCGTTGGGGCCGGAGTAGGCGCGGGAGGAGCAGGGGTAGGCGCGGGAGTAGGCGCGGGCGTAGGGGCCGGAGTAGGGGCGGGCGTGGGTGCGGGTGGAGCGGGTGTAGGTGCCGGGGTTGGCGCGGGAGGAGCGGGTGTCGGCGCTGGAGGAGCCGGTGTTGGTGCGGGCGGAGCCGGGGTAGGCGCTGGTGTGGTTGTGGTGGTTGTTGTAGGTGTTGTAGGTGTTGTAGGTGTTGTAGTTGTAGTGGGCGTTGTGGGTGTCGTGGCGGTATCAGTGGGTGTAGTAGGCGTTGTCGCAGTATCTGTGGAAGTTGTGGGAGTTGTGGGAGTTGTGGGCGTATTGGTTGTGTCTGTGGGCGTAGTGGGGGAAGTATCTGTGGGGGTTGTAGGTGTTGTTGTGGAATCGGTGGGACTTGTGGGCGTAGTTGGGCTCGTGGAAGTTTCGGCAGGCGTAGTCGGAGTAGTGGGCGCAGTGTCTGTAGGTGTTGTAGGGGTGGTGTCAGTGGGAGTAGCAGGAGTAACTGTTGTATCCGCTGGCGTAGCAGGTGTAGTGGTTGTGTCTGCGGGTGGCGTAGTGGTTGTGTCTGCGGGTGGCGTAGTGGTTGTATCGGCAGGCGTAGTGGGGGTTGTATCCACTGGCGTAGCGGTTGTGGCTTCGGCAGGTGTAGCGGGGGTCGTGGCAGTTTCGGCAGGTGTAGTAGGTGTAGTGGGCGTTGTCGGAGTGGTAGGTGTTTCAACGCTTACCTGATCTCCAGTCTTGGTATCTGCAGGTACACCAACAACTTGTGTTCCGCCGTTTGTGTCAACAACCAGCGCCGTACCCTGAGTAGGATCAGTTGACAGAACTGTTCCCGCCGTGGGCGCGGTCGTCGTTGCGGGCGATGTTGTAGGCGTTTCTGCCAAACCCATGTCACCCATCGTCACTTCTGCCCCAGTATCCGGGTCAGTGCCCAGAACCACATCCGCCGTTGAGCCAGTCGTTGCGGGCGCAGCAGGGGTAGTAGGCGCAGCAGTTGTATCAGGGGTAGCTGGTGTTGCAGGAGCAGTGCCAAGTCCAAGGTCCGCAAGCGTTACTGCGCTACCGTCTTCATCAGTCCCCACAACTGCGGTGGAATCCGCAGGAGCGGCAGAAGCGGCAGTGGGTGCCGATGTGGGCTCAGGAGTAGGAGTGGCAGTTGACTCCGCAACAGCAGTACTCAACAGGCTTGCAAGATCAATGTTGTTGAAATCAATATCGCCAAGGTCAACTTCGGGGTTCACTTGAAGCCCCGCATTTCTTAATAGATCTTCCAGCCCTACAACTTCCCCCGTGTTTGTAACTACGGATCCAGTAACAGGATCAACAGAGCTACCTTCAATTGAAGCAATTAACGCATCAATTGCGGCGGGATTTGCAATCCTTGTGCCGGTTGTAACAAACGGGGGTAATGTTGTTACAGCAGGTGGTGTGGTAGGTGTGGCGGTGGTTGTACCTTCTCGCGTCCTTGATGTGTCTGAAACATATGGGTTATACCCGGCGAGCCTAGGTGCTTGTGCAACAATGTCAGGGTTCATTGCGGCTTGCCGCAATTGGTCTGTGTAAAACTGAACTTCTTCAGAAGTGAGCGTTCTATCTGTAGCCAACATGTTCATGATCTCATTAGCCATGAACCCTGCAGTCGGCCCCGCAATCCAACCCTGTCCAGTCTCGCCCATACCGACTGGATATACGTTTGCCTCCCCCGACACCCCAATTCTCGGACGCGTGACTTGAGATGTTGTGGGCGCGTTGGGGTCTGTATAACTAACCCCACCAAGACTGCGACCTTCGTCAACCGTTAGCAGGCCCCCACCAGTAGTAGTTGAAGGATCCATCATATTAATAGATACCCCACCAGTCGGAAGAGACGATATTCCTCCTGGCCGAACTGTTCCTGAAGTTGAAGGCGTGCTGCCAGCTTTAATATCGTAGATTACAGGCGATTGCCCAGATAGAGCGCGTACTTGATTTTGCAAGTCATTGAGCATTACTGCTCTAGTACGCGGGTCAGTCTCCGCTTGCAGGTTAATCGCCTGCCTTTGTATCCTAGCAATTAAATCCTGTGTATCGGATGGTGTAGCAACGCCGCGAAGTATCTCTGCTAGTTGTTTAGGATCAGATGCAGCAACCAGGAACTTTTCGTAGTCTGCGCCACCACCCAGCGCAGATGCACCTTCAAGGGCGTCTAGGAATGCTTGTTGGTCTAGATACGCAGCTTCATTTGTTGGAGTGTCACTAGATCGTGATGGGTCAGAATAGGCCGTAGCGTTTGCGGCTGCGTTTGTCTGCTGGTTGTTGTACGCATCCATCGCAGAGCCGAAGCCCTGCATGGCAGACATGATCCTTGTCGGATCTCCAGATTCAACCGCCGTTTTCAGCGTCAACGCTTTGGAGGCAAGGCCAGGAATCTGACTGTCTGTAAACGCACTTGCCCCGGCCAAAATCTTTTGTAGGTCACCAGACGCAGCGCCTTGAGCGATGTTTACAGCAGCACTGATCTGAGGTTGTGTAAACCCGGTCAGGTCTGACAGGCCAGCCGTGATGCCTGATGTGGCTCCTGCTGTGAGTGCAGAAGTCAGGACGTTGCCAAAATTACCGGAGACTATTGCCGAAGGTAACGCACCAGCACCGGCACGCACTGCTGCTGTAGCGGCATCAGCCAACCATTGAGGGCCACCAGCGGCCAATACATCCGCGCCAATAGAGTTTGCAAACGGTGTTGTAAGAGAACCAATGCCTGCTGTCAGACCACCTGTAATTGCACCTTTGCCAAAGCCAGAGCCAAAACTGCCACCCTGAGCTTCTGCACCAAGCCCGCCAAGAGTGCCTTGAATCAACGCTTGCGTGGCAATGTTAGCGCCAGTTGCGCCGAGTGTAGAAGCCAGCGCAGAAGATATCCCCGGAGCAAGAAAATTCCCAGCAAGAGCCAGCACTTGGATTAAGCCGGGATCAAGGTCACTACTTGACCCCCAACGTGGAACAATTACAGCTTTGCCAGAAGCATCTTTAACTACCTCAAACTCTGTCCACCCTTTGCCCGCAGCAGAGTACCCAAGACCGTACCTGCCTGGGTCTGATTGCTGTAAGTATTCTTGAGGCGCAGAAAACTCTCGCTCCCCGCCACTTCCAAACCCGCCTAAACGTCCAAATGTTTGATCGCCGTATGTAAGTTGCCCACGGTTCCTTGTAACTGTTGACCAGCTATCCTGACCACCTTCGCCGGTAACGGAATTAACCAACTCCTCATACGGTGTTTCAGTAATGCCTAGCTTTGACAGGTCAGTTATGCCGTAGTTAACAAGAATTTGCGCGAGTTCGTTTGCCCGATTGATGCCCTGAACATCAGGGTTAATACCGTAGCTTTGCCATTGCGCCGTAATTTGTTGTGCAAGCTCTTCTGCTCTTTGCTCCGGGGTTTTGTAGTCTCCCCCAAGTGAAGATATATCCCCACCAACACCACCTTGGCCGGTCCATGTGTAAACCGGATCGGAGACAGCAGCGGCAGGAGCGGCAGGAGCGGTGGCGTTTGATGTTACTAAAGACGCAATGCCCTCAGACGCGCTACTTGCTGCGTTTATGTTAGGCCGCGTTTTGGTGTAGTCGTTCCCAATAGTTACCCAGTTTGGGTCGCCCTGCAAATCTTTAGCGTCTTCAAGACCAAAGTTAATAAATTCGCTTACCCCTGGCAGGGCAAGCATTTTTTGATTGTGCTCAAGCGTTTGTTGTTCCTGACCTTTTGGCGCAAAACCTTGTGTGACAAGTTTTACTTCTTTACCAAGCGCAGTAACTTGTGGGATAAAACTTTTTGCCCAATCAAACAATTCTTTTGATGAAGCACCAAATCCAAGGTAATAAGGGTCAATTGTTACAAAATCAGTGCCAGAGTTCTTAACTTCATCAAGAAGCTGCTGGTTTGTGGCTTTGCCTTGAAATACCGCGTAAGGCGTAATAACTACACCAGCGCGTTGCCCTTGCGCTTGGGTATCTTGAATACGTTTTTGTAGGTCTGCACCAGTGACACTATGTTGATTCCAAAACAATTCATCAGAAACAATAGCGTCATTGCCACTTTGAAAAACCGTGCCTGGAGCTTTAATAAGATTGGTCTGCGCATCATAAACAGCACCAGCCCCAAAATCCCAACTGCCTTCATCACCAAAATTAGAAAATGTTGGTTGAGTGTCATTTATATCTGACGCTTCATCTGGGGTAAGTCCAGTTACTCTAAAGTAATCATCTAGAGTAAATTGCGTCCCAAGCGCTTGGTTCCAGTTTTGTACTGTTTGCTCTGGTGTCCAACCTTGCTCTCTTGCGTACTGAATGCCTCTTTGTGTCGCAAGCGCGGCATTTGCATCTCCGGAGTATATGTAATCTTTGAACGCATTACCCGTTGCTTGAGCAGTGGTTGCTGAAACCGGGGCTGGCGTGGGAGCCGGAGTTGGAGCAGGTGTCGGCGTTGGGGCAACGTAGTCGGCTACGAGGTTATCGTATGTATATGCATCGGCGTCAAATCCAGGCTCTTGTGCCAGGGTTTGATAAGCGTTCTGTTGTATTGGGGCTGGAGTAGGAGCAGGAACCCCCAACCCCTTGCTTTGCATCCAGTTAATGTCATCCTGAGAGTACCCAAGGACATCTTTTAGCTGACCGCCACTAACACCCAGTTGGTTGAGTAAATTGATTCTCTCAAGTGGATCCGTGGTGGTTTCCCACCCGGTCGGCATGGCTGCGCCAAGACGCTCAAACTGTTCTTGAGAAGATAGCGTTTGATACAGCGGAAGAGCCATTTCTTAACCTATCACTGCGTCAAATCGTAGAAGGTCAAAGACCCGATGGCCGCGCCGGAGGAGCCCGACAGCACCCGGATGCCCAGCGTATAGATATCACTCGTCCCCGTCAAGGAAGAGCCCAACTGAAGATCCCAGTTGTACCCAGCAGTCTGGTTGATCGACCCGCTGGACTGGTTAGAGGCTTTCACATACTGCAGGTCTACGATGGTGCCTACCGTCATGGCCGTGGCAGAAGTGTCCATTTCCACGTTGGCATCGCTTGCAACCGCAGCCCAGGAGGCCCCAGTCAAACCCGTGCTGTTCTTTGCCAGAATAACCTCAAAGTCATCCCCTGATGAGGTCGGCATCACGTTAAATTTTGCAGGGAGCACCACTGCGTTCAGCGCCGTGGAAGCCAGCCGGATGGACACCAAAGGGAGAAATGTCGTGCTGATCGAAGTTCTGGTCGTTGTCCTGCGGGCAACGTGCTCAATGGATGTCTGCTCGTACCCGCCTTCTGAAACCACCGAGGAGCAAATTTGCTTCATGGACGAAGCGCTTGCCGTCGCTGCGGTGTTGGTAATCTCGTACCTGACCGGCAAAATTGCCGTGGTCATGTAAACAGAAGTGATGTCGTTTGCATTCTCAAACGTGTGGCAGACGATGTAGTTGCCGTCAATGATGAACCCACAACGAACAGATCCAACTCCCAACCACTCAAAGTCCATCCACAAAATTTGTGCTTTGGTCAGGTCCAGGGTGTAGCCGGAGTCCCCCGTCCCATCAAGTTTGTCGCCGTTCCAATCCGCTTGGTTGACCGTCCGCGCATCGCTGACAGATCCTGAGATGTAAGACCGCAGGACGAAGGAGACAGCGCTGTCCGCTTGCTGAATGAACACGCCGTTCTGGGTTCCAAAGTACCCGACTCGCTGGCGTAGCCCGGTCTTAGGGGAGTTCATCACGAACGTAGCCAAACACAACAACCCCTTACCCGGCTGGTACGGCATGCACCTGTAGGTCTGCCTTACAACTTCAGAACCACTGGAGGTGGTGACATCCATCCGCACAGATGATTCGTTAGGCAGGTACGTTGTTGAGCCTCCAGTAGCCGTGCTGGTGTCAAACTGATTGTCAATAGCATAGCGGTTCTGAGAGTCAAAAATCGTGTAAGGAGCGCTGGTTCTTAGCCGCCCAAAGGCATCGACGTTGGTCCCGCCTATGGAAATTGGTACTGGGCTTCCTGTAGTCGTCACGATCTGCTCCAGCAGGTTGTCTATTTGGTTGAAGTACAGGCGCAGGACGTTGACAAGGTTGTCAAGATACGTTGAATCGTACTGGATCGTCGGCTTCGGCAGCGGCGGCGCACGAAACTTCTTGGTGATGGTGGACCAGATCGTCATGACCCGCGCCTGCCATCAGGCCGAATATCCAGACGCGGAGCGCCCATCTGCCACTGCACACCCAACCCATCCGAGGCCATCTTGATGGACATCTGCCTGCCCCGCACCCGGATGTTTACTTGGCCCGTGAAGGCTTCGATAGGCACCGTTGCAGTGCGAGTGACCACGCCGTTGTCCGACCCACCCAGCGAGGCTGGGGAGTTGTAGCCCGAGCCAGAGTTTTGCAGGGGCAGGAGCGTCATGGTGGCGCTGGGAGATGCAGTACTGGATCCACGGAAAGTCACATCAGGCAACACCCGCCAGACAAAACCAAACCTGTCGCCGTCGTCAATGTCAAACTCAGACGAAGTGATGTAGGCTTCAATCGGGAGCGTTGACGCAGTGGCGTTGTCGTCGTTACCAGTCTCGTGCTGGACAAGATTGTTTACGTAGGTTGCAGCAATCGGGAAGTTTGAAGTGACACCGATGTCTGTCCAGGCAGTGCGCCCCAGGTTGCCGTAGTACCAAACCTTCTCAAGGTAGTTGTACACAACATACCTGTCGATAGCGGTACTGCTGGCAGAGCAGTAAAACCACCAGACCTCGTTAAATTGTTCGTTGGTCCCGGCGCAGACTTGGCTGTACTGATCCAAGTTGATATCACTAAAAATGTACTGGCGCAGGTCACAGCTAAGTGTATTTACACGACCGTCGTACGTGTAAAACTTGTCTTCTCCCATCCAGTACGCCACACCAGCAGCCAACGCTACAGCACGGTCACTGACAATGGAGACGTTATCGGCCAGAAGCTGTGAGCCCCAGACAACAGGCGGGCCTAAGTACTGAAGACCGTACACCGATGTGTCTGTCCAAACCAAAATTTCCTGTCTGGTTTGCAGGGTGGCATCAATTCTTGAGCCGTGCGACAGGCGCAGACTGCCCGCTTGGTTGGTCGCTGCTGGGGTCCAGTTGACCGCGCTTTCCTGATCCGACCAGCGAATCAGCATGGGGTCGATGTCAGATGACCCGTAGTCGTTGCACCCAAAAGCTATCGTGAACCGTGACGCATCAGACACCATGAACAGCGTTTGCACGGTCGGTACATCTGTTGCTCCGGACAAGGAGGTCAGCGCTACCCCACGAGAAATCAGCCCGGTGGTGGCGTCCCAGTAGTACATCGCCCCGCCCTTGGGGCCGTAGATCAAGTCTTGACCGAAGTTCTGGTGATTCCAGATGCGGATTGGGTTGTTGGAAGATGTTCCTATGCCCCACGCGCCCGACCCCCACGGACCTGCGCCCCATCCAGACAGCGGAACAGCAATTGCAGAGCCTGCGTTTAGTTGATACGCAGCCGTGACCGTGCCACCTCCCGTGGCATTGGAAGAAGCATTGCTTGCGGCAGTGATCGTGTAGGTGTCTACATCAACGTAGGTAATCTGGTACTCGCCATTCAGCGTCAAGCCACCAACAGCAGTAGCTCCAGAATACGTGACAAATGTTCCGTCAGTAGCGCCGTGTGAAACGTCAGAAACCGTTACCGTGGCAGAGCCAGATATGGTGGTGAACGGATTGGTCAAAGTTACCGTAGAGACAACAGGCGTGATGTCGTAGTACGACCCACCATAGGCGATGTAGTACTTGGTGTTTGTACCGACGCCAAGATATGGAACGCCAGCAAGCGTAGCCCACTGCCACAGAGCGCGGCAGATGCCGTTGTAGGTCTCGCTAGAAATGCGTTGCCAACCACCGATCTTCTCGGGTGTGCCTTGACGGAAACGAATCTTGTCGCAGGAGAACCATCCGCCCTCGGTGGAGTAGCGGGTTCCTTCGCGGTTTACCCCCGACTTCAACTGAAGTTTCTTGAGTGGCATGTTTACCCCAGCAGTGCCGACTCGGCGGCTCTACGCTTGACCAGACCGGGCAGTACTTTGCCGCCACCGCGCACCCACAGGGCCAACTGCTCCTTGGCACCTTCCCAGTCCTGCTCGTCAATCTTACGCCGCAGGGTGCTGCCGCGATACCGGGCTACGCCAAGATTGTAAGCAAAGTCGGCCATCGCCCCAAGGGCTTTCGGAAACGCAAGCAAGCCCGGCGAAGCCTTCAAAACCCCCGCCATATAGTTTGTTTGTAACTCAGACAGCAACCACTCGTCTGCAATCTCTTTGGTGATCTCGGGGTGCTCCATCGTCACCTTGGTGCCGTCTGGCTTGAAAACGGTTCCATAGCCAATCGTGGGGTAGCCCGCTGGGCAGATGTAAGGCTTCAGCCGCAGCCCTTCAAAAGGCCGACACAGAGCAGCAGCAATATTTACAGCCTCACTTGCTGGACCGCTCATACACCCGTCCGACAAACCAGAAGGAGATGATCATGTTGAAGACGGCAAGATCGTCTGCACCCCACATCGTGACCAAGACCTCTTTCCAGTTACCGTTCTGGTCTATGGCGATCAGGAAGGCAGCAATCTTCACAGAGGCGTACAGCGCCAGGAAGGCGTAGGTGACCATCGGGCGCACCAGCGCTGAGATTGCAGAAACAAACCATCCGGCATTCTTGGCGGTCTCGGACTGCTCCTTGAACGCCTGGGCCATCGTGTCCATCTCGGCCATCGTCATCTGCGCTTCAACCTGCCGCATAGCGATCTCGCCACGGATCTTAGCAAACTCCATCTCAGCTTCCACCATGCGAAGCTCATGCGCCCGTTCATTCTTCTTGTCAAAGAGCTTGAACACCTCTGGAGCGAGGCGCAGGATACCGCCGAACAAACCACCGATTAGCGACTCAAACATCACTTAGCCCCTTTGATACGTTCGCGCTCTTCAAGCAGTCGGACCTTAACCTGAAGCTCATTGATGTGCGTCATCAGTTGCTCTTTGAGGATGGCACGCTTCTCAGCAGACAGAGGACTGTCAGTCGGTGTACCTTGGGCCGTGATGAGCGCAGGCATAGAGCCTTCGATCTTGGTCAGCCGCTCAGAGAAAGAGTTCACCTGCCCCAGCAGCCATGCGATACAAGCCACCACGATGGGTATGACGGCTTTGAGGGTATCTGCCCAGGTCATTTTTTAACCCTTGGTGGTGATCGTGTCTTCACTCCTGGTAAGGGAAGCGGGCTTTGATCTCGGCCACCTTGGCTTCCCACCCCTGCGCAGTGACTTCACCGCGCTGCGCCTTAAAGAACAACGGGTCAGCTTCAGCCTTGTACGCGGCTTCGCGCTTCTGTTTCATCTCAGCGTTGTGGCGATTTTTAGCTTCAGCCACCCACGCAGCCTCTTGAGCGTCCCACTCGGCTTCTTCTTCCGGGGTGAAGGGAATCGCCCCTTCAGCCGTCATGTGATGTCGTCCCATGATCACTCCTTAACTATTTCTGATGCCGTAAAGTCTAAATACGCCAGACGCAATGTTACCTGCCCCAAAGAAGAATCTGACACCGGTCAGAGCTTGTGCGCCGCCGTTATATAAACCGCCTCCTGTATTGTAGGAGGCTACATTTGTTCCATACGACGTTGGGTTGAATGCTGTTGAAGCCCAGTTTGCTGATTTATAAATTGACGTGCTTGTCGGAGAACCAAACCAAAGTTGGCCCTGCACAGTTCTCCCACTTGCATTTCCAACATTATATCTGGCTACGGTAAAACCGGTGCTTTCGCTATTTTTGGATATAGTACCGGAATCGGTACTCCCGTAAATATTAACGGTTGAGTAATCACTTGATTGATACGTACCATTAATTTTTAATCGTGCATACAAAATAACACTATCGTCTGAAGGTGCAATACCGGTAAAAACTATCAAATAGTTATCATATGTAGATCCGATCCCGGTTTCTAAATCAACGGTGGCGCTACTAGATGCAGTAACGGTCTGAAGCAACGTAAGCCCAGCCACCGGACCCGCAGTACTTGTCCATGTGGTTCCATTGCTGGTCAGCACATTGCCGTTTGTACCCGGAGCCACCGCCTGAAGCGCTGAAGTGCCATTGCCCAGCAATACATTGTTTGCGGTAAGAGTTGCCGCGCCTGTCCCACCGTTAGCTACCGGCAACGTACCCGTCACGCCTGTGCTTAACGGGATATTCGTGATGGTATTACTTGCACCGCTGATCGTCTTGTTGGTGACCGTGTTGGTGCTGGTCGCCGTCAGAACATTGGTCGGCGTGATGATGTTGGAAAGGTTTGCCATGTGTTACTCCGGCTGTGCGGGCCACTGAACTTCCCAAGGGAATCCAGGCTGCGTAGTGATGTCTCGCAGTGCTTGGCGGTACACCGCCCATGCGGCTTTGTCCACCGGGGCGTCAATCAACTGAGTCCAATCGGAGTCCTTGAGCTTCTGGTTGCGGTTTGTGCGTACCTTTGCCGCCATCTCTGCAAAAGGAATCTGCGTCACTTCCCACACCATGACCCACTTGTCGCCCTGTTGTTGAGGCGCTTGTTGAGCGCGGCGCTGCGTTTGCGGGTCAAACGCCGGAGGATCAACCCACTCCACGATGGCGTAGTCCGCCATGCCTGCAGGGTCAAGTTCAATATCCCCGATATGACGGGGATACTCTTGGGTGGATAGTTTGATGTAGGTGCTCATGGTATTGCTGTAATGGAAGAAGTAAGGGTTGTTGCTGCATCAGTCAATGACGATGCAGCGTCCGTCAAAGTTGATGCGGAGTCCGTCAAAGAAGAAGCCGAAGAAGTAAGTGTTGCGGCGGCATCAGTTAAACTTGTTGAGGCGTAAGTAAAAGAATACCCACCCACAGTATAAGTTCCTGTTTTTGAGCCATCGTCTGGTAGTTTGGAGAACAAAAAATCATAGCTACTTGTGCTTGCGTTAGAACTGCCTATGATGTACATATTATTAGAGGAATCTACAGCTATATTTTCACCAAAATCAGACTTGTTACTGCTTAAACTACGTTGCCATTGAATGGTGCCACTTGTGTCGTATTTTGCTATTTGAAAATCAACGGTAGCAGCAGCAGAAAATCCGCAAACATAAACATTACTGGAAGAGTCTACTGCGATACCTTTACCCTCCTCATCTCCAGTGCCAGAACCGCCTAAACTTCTCTGCCACTGAAGTGTTCCGCTTGTATTATATTTAATTACAAATAATTCGTTAGTTCCTGCATCACGCCACTGGCCTGTAATGTAAGGATTACCAGACGAATCTACCGCTATTGCATAAACGTATGTATTTTGACTGGTTACATTTAGTGTTCTTTGCCACTGTATGGTTCCGGTAGAATTGTATTTTGTAATAAACCCGTCAAAAGTTGACACAGCGTTTGATGCAATACCTCCAATATAAACATTACCAGATGTATCAACGGCTATTCCATAGCCTCTGTCGTCACCATTAATTGAATACGCAAAACTGTCCAGACGCCTCTGCCATTGAATGGTGCCGCTTGAATTATATTTAGCAATTTGTATGTCAGGAGAACCTGAGTCGTTAGATTCTCCGCAAACATAAACATTACTGGAAGAATCGACGGCTATGGCATAACCAGCGTCACCTTGGCCGCCTCCCCCTCCTGTCAATCTCCTTTGCCATTGAATAGTGCCGCTTGAATTATATTTAGCCAAAACAATATCATAAGTAGATGTTATAAAATGCGTGCCAACTATGTAAACATTATCAGAAGAGTCAATTACAACGCCATATGCAAGATCATTGCTGCTTATCCCGCCAAGTTTCCTTTGCCACTGGATAAGGCCGGTTGAACTGTATTTAACTAATTGAAGGCCCCCGCCACTGGATAAGCCCGCGAGATACACAGAACCTAGTGAATCAAAAGCAACTGCGTATCCTAAATCGCCGCTTCCGGTGCTCCCCAAGGTTCCCATCCAATACCGAGAACCAAGCGAGGCGAATGCCCCAAACCCCCGAGCAGAGGCCGCGCCTCTTGTGCCAAGCATCGGCATTATGCAAACCTCGTCTGGGAAGCAAACACGCTGTACGTTGAAGCAGCGGTTTTTACTACCGTGTAAGAGTAAATGTCCACGCTCGAAGCATTACCCGCTGTAGGCGCTGTACCGCCCTGCCATCTGGTAGTAACTCCTGACGTAGTTCCGTCAACCTGCACTACGTTGTTGTAGTACGCCGTTCCGCCGTTTGTAACCAAAAACACCACCGTGACCGATTGGCCTGTAGCCAACGCCGTGTTCAGCGTAGTTCCTGAAGAGGCTCTCAGGTTGACCGTAAAGTTGGCCGAGGCGTTCGTGGTGTAATACAGGACTGACTGCGTGGTGATGTCGTAGTTGATCGTGCCTGTAGCTGCTGTGGCGCTGATGGTGGCGACTTCTGCTGCATCGTTGAGCACCATTCCCAGCACGCTGCTGGAGCCACTGAAGGTCTGAGTAGCCGTAAAGGTCTGAGCAAGGCCCAGAACCGCAACCGTGCTGGTTGCGTCAGGCAGCGTCAAAGTCCTGCTTGCCGTCAGCGTTGTGGGCTGCAGGGTTGCACGGAAAGAAGAAGATCCACCTGCACGGCCTGCGAGGATGATGCCGTCTTGGGTTGATGTCGCCGTGCCGAATGTCTGGCCCGTGGCGTTGTAGAAGGTGTTTGCACCAGTGAAGGCGTTGTTACCCGGTTGAGTTGCAGCATTACCGCCGTTCCCGCCAATCTGGGCATAAACCTCCCAAGTCGTACCGTCGTAAACAAACTGGACACTGACCCCGGTAATGTCACACACAAGATCCTGGGCAAGTCCGCCGATAGTCGATCCGTTCCGGCCAACCGTCAAATTGTTGGTGCCCCATGACGCACCTGCATCAGCAACCACAACCTGAGCGCCAGTGGCTGGCGTGGCGGGCAAAGTGACCGTAAACGAACCACCCGCAGTGCTGGTCAGAACACCCTGCTTGTCGGTCGCCGTGACAGCGGTGGTTGTGAAAATGTAGGTCAGGCCACCAGCAGGCAGCGCAGCAGAAGTCCACGTTGTGCCGTTGCTGGTTAGGACGTTCCCGTTGGCTCCCGATGATGTCAGGCCCGTACCGCCTGATACGGCTCCAAGCGCTGTGCCCAGCGTCAGCGAACTGAAGGCGTTGACCGCTTCAACTACGTTGGTGCCATCACAGTACAACAGGCGACTTTGCCCCGCAGGGACGGCAATCCCCGACCCCCCTGAGGTCTTGAGCGTCATCGCAAAGCCGCCCGTGGTGTTATTGCGGAAGACATACATCTTGCTCGCAGCAGGGCAGATGACGTTTCTTGCAGCCCCCGGAGTGCCGGTGGCGTTGATAACCATGGCCCGAGCTTCGTCTGTCGTGCCGTTGTTGTTGGTGAGCGTGTAGTCAGTGCCAGCGACGGTGATGCTTGCCGTCCCCGCAATCGACGTATCGATCAGGGTCGTGATGCCCGTGTTGACCAGATTGCCCCAGGTTCCGGCGTTTTCGCCGGTTGCAGGGAGGGTCAGTCGCAGACTGGACGTAAAGGTTGATGGCATGGGTTACCTCAGAAGGTCAAAAACTTAGCCCGTATTAATATCAGCCCACTCGGCTGACTCAGGGCTCTCCACATCTTGCCACCCGGCAGACTGATCATCGTCTACATTCTGCCAGCCGTCAAGGGGGGCGGGGGGCGTAGGTTGCCATACCGGCGCTTGTGCAGTTGCTACATTCTGCCACGGCTGGGATGGCGCGGTGGTGACACACTGCCACCCAGGCGCTTGTGTGTCGGTTACCAAGACCCAAGCTGGGGTTTGAGCGGTCGTGGCGCATTGCCATGCAGGGCTCTGGGTATCGTTGATGTGCTGCCACCCAGGCGTCTGCGAGTCTTGGATGTGCTGCCACCCAGGAATCTGTCCGTCTGGGACAACTTGCCAGTTAGGGTTCTGCGTGTCGTCAATGGTCTGCCAGCGGTTCTGGGCAACGATTGAATCAAACGCCCCACACTGTTCCAGCAGCGAGGCAAGGAATAGCCTGCCCGCCTCAAACAACGCCATCGCCTGAGCGGCTTCGCTCACGCTGACTTGCCAGTCAGCCCTGGTGTTTACTGCGTCTGCGGCTCGTGCAGTCTCACTCACGCTGGCGGGCGTGATGGTCGTGGTCGTGACTGCGTCGGCAGCAGTTACACCTTCACTGACGCTTACATTGAATACGCTGCCAGCAGAAACGACATCGCTGGCTTGCGCTGTCTCCGAGACGCTGGCCGATGAGAGAAGCCCTGACGCAACAGCATCGGACGCCTGTGCACTCTCAGAAACTGCCGTGGCAAAAACTTGCTGTGCAGACGCAGCATCAAAGACGGCAGCGGTTTCGTTTGCGGCTGGGTTAAACGTGCTGGCCGCGACAGCGAAGGCATCAGAGGCTTGTGCTGCCTCAGAAACTGCAGAGCCAAATGCTAGATCTGCAGCAACGACATCAGAAGCACTAGCTGCAGTGTCGTTTAGACCACCCCACGGGTCTTCGCCCCAGGCTCCGGAACCCCAACCTTGAGTGCCAATGTAGGCATTGAAGGTACTTGCGGCAACAGATACGGAGTCAGCCGCTGTGGTTGTTTCAGCTACGCTGGTTACAAAAGTCTGTGCTGCTGATGTGCTATCAGCAGCCGTGGCACTCTCTGTGACCGCTGTGGCAAAGACTTGTTGTGTTGAAACCGCGTCAGATGCGGTTGCGGTTTCAGAAGTTGTTGAGGTAGGTGCCTGGGCCGCTGAAACGGTATCAGATGCCCTAGCCGTTTCAGAAACAGCCGATGTAAACGCTTGAGACGCCTGCGTTTGGTCTGCCGCCGTTGCCGTCTCAGATACAGCCGCTACGAACGCTTGGGTAGCTACAACGCTATCCGCCGCATTGGCCGTTTCTGTTACTGCCGTTGCAAATACTTGGCGGGCTGCTACGGAGTCTGTTGCCGTGGCAGTTTCGGCAACCAGCCCATTAAACGTGCTGGCGGCGACCGCAAAAGCATCTGCGGCAGATGCAGACTCAGATACGTTGGCATTAAACGCAGGCGATGCAGAAACTACATCCAGTGCAGTTGCGGCGGTGTCGTTTAAACCGCCCCACGGGTCTTCACCCCAAGCACCAAAACCCCAGCCAGAACTTCCAACAAAAGCGTTGAAGGTGCTGGCGGCTACAGATACTGAGTCAGAAGCACTCGCAGTCTCGGACGCACTTGTACTGAATGACTGCCCTGCCGCTACTGCATCTGACGCATTGGCCGTTTCCGAAACTGCCGTGGCAAATGTCTGACGCGCAACTACGGAATCAGAAGCGTTTGCCGTCTCTGATACAGACGAAATAAACGTCTGCGTTGTGCTAACACTGTCAGAGGCTCTGGCAGTTTCTGAAACTGCGGATGTAAAGCCCTGCGCAGCAGCAACGGAGTCAGATGCGTTTGCCGTTTCTGATACGGTGCTTCTGGCTGTCTGTGCCGCACTAATGCTGTCAGAAGCGTTGGCTGTCTCGCTGACTGACGTAACGAATGTCGCACTAGCTACAACCGTTTCAGACGCTGATGCCGTCTCAGAAGCTGTTGGCCTAAACGTGCTGGCAGCAACAGATACCGAGTCTGACGCCCTGGCAGTCTCAGAAACAGCGCCGTTGGCAACAGGCGAAGCAACAACCGAGTCAGAGATAGACGCGGCTGTGTCGTTCAAACCTCCCCAAGGATCTCCGCCCCAAGCGCCAGAACCCCAGCCAGACGTTCCTATGTAGGCTTGGAATATCTGCCTTGCAGTTGAAGCATCCGACGCTGTGGTGGTCTCTGAGACCGACGAACCGAAGGCGGTGCGCGATGAAGTAGTGTCTGCTGCGGTAGCAGACTCAGAAACCGTTGGCCTGAATGTGCTGGCGGCGACCGATACGGAGTCCGAAGCGGTGCTTGTCTCGGCAACCGTTGGGACTAGTATTTCTCTGGCAGTTACAGAGTCAGCCGCCGTTGCTGTCTCTGACAGAGTCGGTCTAAACGTGCTGCCTGCGACTGATACGGAGTCACTGGCTCTAGCTGTCTCTGATACAGAAGGCCTAAACGTGCTGGACGCGACTACCGTTGCATCTGCTGCCGCTGCAGTCTCAGAGACTGTTGGGCGTAGTGTCTCGGTGGCGGAGACCGTGTCCGCTGCAGTGGCCGTTTCTGCGACTGACGGCCTAACAACTAAGGCTGAAGACGCTGTATCCGATGCCCTTGCCGTCTCAGCAATAGACGGTCTGAACGTGCTGGCGGCTACAGAGACAGCATCAGATGCGTTTGCTGTCTCAGATATTGTCGGGAATAGTATTTCCCTAGCCGAAACCGAGTCTGCTGCGGTGGCAGACTCAGAAACAGACGCGGGTACTGCAAAAACCGCTGACGTTGCATCAGCGGCTGTGGCCGTCTCAGAGACAGCGCGGGGGGAAACTAATCTTGCAGAAGCGGAATCAGAGGCAGTTGCGGATTCAGACGAGGCTCCATCATAGAGCCCCATCCCCCATGCAACTTGACCCCAGGAGCCTGAGCCCCATCCGCCATTCGACATTCATTAAGCCCCCGCAGGCTCCAACTCTTCTTCGCGGAACCAACGCTGTTGGGTTTCACCCTCTAGATCCACCCACTCCAGCAAGTAGGAGATGTCGCCATCCTCGCTCATGCGCAAGGCCAGCACAGGCCCAGTTGGGATAACCGCTTTGACCTTGAGGGTGTCACCTTTTTTGTACGCCATGACTTACTACTCCTTAAACAGCATCAAGGTTGAACGTGTAGGTGACGTTCAACGTATCACCAGAAGCAACAGAGCGATCCCCAGGCGACTGGAAGTCAGACGCCGAGAACAAGATGCCAGTAGTTCCGCTCTTGGTGCTGTTGCTGATCAGGAATGCGCCACCAACCGTCTGCGTGGCATTAATGGAGAACGCAGCAGGGGAGGCAGAGTTGCTGATCACAGACGGGTCAGCGGTAGTCGCGGTTCCAAAAGTTGCCGTAGGACGGGTGGCATTGCTGTAAGGCACCACTTCAGTCCAGCCAGCGTGCGAAGCGGCGGTGTCACCCGCTGCGGGGTTGTTGGATGAAGCAGCGCCATACAGGCCAATGAACCAAGTAGCGGTGTAGGAACTGCCGCTGAAATACTTGGCGTTCATGTCTTGCAAGCCGACGTTCACCACCAGATTGGGGCACTCGGCGGTCCACTTGACGTTACCGTCCGGGCCAATGCATTCCATGCGGTATACACCGCCAGCCTTTGCGCCATCGATGGACTCTTTGACGGAAGCCAAAGCAGAAGCAACGAGGTCTTGGGATTTTGCGTTTTCACTTGCCATGATCAGTCCTTAGCTAAATCGAAGGAGCGCGGTTGTCGCGGTTGCGACCGGAAGCTGGACCGTGAAGTTGGGTCCAGCGGTTTTGTCAGCACCGAAGTCTAAGACAGCTATTGCCTTATCAGACTTGGAGAAGTTGTAAATCAAACCACCACGGGTGACAAAACTTACCCCAGCCCATGTTGGGTTATCAAAGGTTGCATACGCCGTCGTGCCACTGAGCAGCACTTGGACATTTGTCAACACTATGCCACCCGCCGTGTACCCTGTGCCAACCACTTCTTGTGTTGTGGTGTAAACAGTTGTTGCAGAACCAAGATCAGCAAGGCTGGTGTACAGGGCCAGCTTAAGCGTGTCGGTGTCCAAGTCATGGACGCCCTGCCATGACTCCTGTTTGAACGAAGAGCAAAGTGTCTGAACAATTGTCATGTCAGATCACCTGAGTCCTGACCTGCCCACTACGATATGCGTCTTGACGGTTCTTGCCGTCGCCCAGGTTCTTCAGAAGCGTCAGGGACTGGACGTACTGCTTGTCCGTCTCGGCCACAATATCTGCTTCTTGCTTCATAAACCTCGCCGCTTCAACCATAACCGCATTGAAAAGCACGGAGTTAAAGTTGTCGCCCAACCAAGACGTACCGGCAGTCACGATGCTCTGCGGGTAGTAGAAGTAATGCAGTTCTGCGGTCAGCCCTGCGTTCGGCGTGGGGCCGAGAATGAGCGTCAGGTCCGTGATGTTCGACGAATCAGGACCAAACAAAGCGTAGTACTTGGGCGTCCCGGTCGTTGTAGGATTTGGGAACGATGAGCGAATAAAGTTGACATCCTTGTTCAACAAGTATTCGTAGTTACCCAAAGCATCAATGACCGCGAGGCTGAAGACGGACAGGAAATCAACTGGGGCGGCGAGGTACTGATTGCCCGCCGTCAAAGTGCCTGTGACGTTCTTGCGAAGTGCAGGAAGCTGCACCGAGTTGTAGATGCGCTGCTCAGCCAACTCCGTCATCGTGGCGAAATCGGTCGCCGAGAACGTGTTCTCGGTGTAATCCTCAACAGCGATCTTCAACTCGGTGTAGTTCACTTTTTGGGCTTCCCGCCAAAAATTTCCAAATTACGCCATCGGCCCACGAGACATGAAGCCGCGAGTAGCGGCACCAGATCCACGCTGCTTGATCCCGGAGGTCTTCGGCCCCGGAGCGGACTCTTTGGAGATGTTGCCCACCACCATGCACAGGTCACGCGGATTGACAGGGCCTTGCGGGTATGCCTGCTTGGCAGGCGGCAGTTTTGTGATCTTGCTCATAGCTCACCCCGTCTTCTGGTTGGCAGCGCGGGACAGATTCTTGCCCAAGCGCATACGGTCCTCAGAGGTGGGACCGCCCTTCTTGAAGCCTTTGCTGTGCATGGCTTTCACGTGCTTGCCAACTTCTTGCTTGGCAACTTTGCGCATTGCTTTTTCCATCATCGCTCCTTAGGTCGTGACAATTTGGACTGTACCAACATATCCCTGCCCGACCAAGCTATTTGGCGTCAGGGGCGCATCAAAACCACTGGACCCACCTATCGGAGCCCAGCCCCACTCAATCACCCGGCTACCCCCACCGAACGAGCCCGTAGCAGTCACACCGGATGAGTACCAAGTGTTCGTGTCAGGCCGAGGATCGCGGATAGCCTGGGGATCTGAGACTGGGTACATCCCGAGTTGCAACTGTGGCTGATCTGGAGTCCAACAAGCCGTACAGGCACGAATCTGTGTTTGCTTGGTTTTGACTACGAGATTCTTGAGCTTTTTGAGGTCAAAACGAAACCCGCAGACATCGCAGTAGCCGAATGCCTTT